AGGGGATTTGCCCCGCCCAAAGCTTGTACTCGATCAATTGTTTCATTCTTTCCCCCTCTATTGCCAATTAATGTATGGGTGCAGGCAGTAGCCTAAGCCGACGTCCAGCCCAGACAGGAATACTATCCCAATGTTGGGGCTGCCGATTGGTACCAGCACAATTTTTCCGTTGGGCGCTAGGGTTGCGCCGTTGAATGCGCCAGCGCCCTTCCCGTGCGCCGGGCCGTCCACATACGTGTTGGCCACGGGGTCGTATATCCCAATGTTGGGGCTGCCGATTGGTACCAGCACAATTTTTCCGTTGGGCAGCAGGATGCCGTAGGCAAATGCTCCATTCCCGTGCGCGGGGCCGTCCACATACGTGTTGGCCACGGGGTCGTATATCCCAATGTTGGGGCTGCCGTTCGGTACCAGCACGACCTTTCCGTTGGGCAGCAGGATGCCGCCGTAGAATGCGCCAGCGCCCTTCCCGTGCGCCGGGCCGTCCACATACGTGTTGGCCACGGGGTCGTATATCCCAATGTTGGGGCTGCCGTTCGGTACCAGCACGACCTTTCCGTTGGGCAGCAGGATGCCGCCGCAGAATGCGCCAGCGCCCTTCCCGTGCGCCGGGCCGTCCACATACGTGTTGGCCACGGGGTCGTATATCCCAATGTTGGGGCTGCCGTTCGGGGCAATCACGACCTTTCCGTTGGGCGCCAGGGTTGCGCCCCTGAATGCGCCAGCGCCCTTCCCGTGCGCGGGGCCGTCCACATACGTGTTGGCCACGGGGTCGTATATCCCAATGTTGGGGCTGTCGATTGGTACCAGCACAATTTTTCCGTTGAGCAGCAGGATGCCGCCGCAGAATGCGTTATTGCCCTTCCCGTGCGCCGGGCCGTCCACATACGTGTTGGCCACGGGGTCGTATATCCCAATGTTGGGGCTGCCGTTCGGTACCAGCACGACCTTTCCGTTGGGCGCCAGGGTTGCGCCCCTGAATGCATTGTTGCCCTTCCCGTGCGCGGGGCCGTCGGCGTAGATGGGATCAAACACCGCGCCTGAGCGGGGCCGCAGGAAGCCCCTCATGAAGTCCTCAAGCGCGCCGGGCTCGCCCATGCGGGACCAGTGGATGTCGGGGGTAGCCAAGCCAGGGCCCTCGTTTACCTCTGCCTTCCCCGTTTCGGGGTCAACGCACACCTTCCCCGGCTCGCTGCTCGACAGAATGCCACCTAACGTTAACTCGGTCGCTATTGGGAGTTCCCCTCCGGGGATCACTTGTATTTCTTCTACAGGGTTGCTCTCAAATATTTTTAGAAGCAGGCTAAAAAGCTTGTTCTCCTTGAAGTCCAATGGCGTGGTGCCAATCACGGAAATATCATCAAGCAGATAATAAACTTTACCGTTATTAGCTATACCGTCCTTCACCAGGATAAACTTCCCGGTAAAAATATAAGGCGTGGTACTGGTATACCCCGTATAGCGCCTCCACTCTCCGAGCCTGACTTCCCAAAAGCCGTTTTCCCTTTTGTCAGCCTGGTCCTTCAAAAACACCAACTGTCCGACAGTGCATGATATTCCATCAATTGTTTGTTCCCCGCCAACAGAAATATCGACATTTGCAGTGGAGGCGGCAACCGGGAAATCTTCCAGCAGGTCATACCTGGAATACAGGTTGTTCACGAATTTGTCGTCTTTCTGGAACATGGCCCGTAGGGCTCTTACCAACTGATCCGGCTCAATATTGTTAGGTGTAAGCCCTGCATCCGCAATAACGTTTTGCAAATTATCGACAATAAGGTTTATTGTCTCCGCCGGGATGAACGACGGCTTTATCAGCGGATCCGAGAAACTCCCGTTTGTGAATTTCCCGTTGGGGCCGACGCCTGGCCAGAGAAGCTCCTCCCCGAATATCTCAATTACCTGGTTGTTTGGAAACATACCGCTCATGCCGCGGCCTCCTTATAAAAAAAATAGGGTATGTGATTCGCCAAGAGAATGTTTTCAATAGATTGTTCAAAATCCCTAAAAGGCCGTTTTTCCCTTAGCATGTAATCGATAAGCGCCCTCTCAAAAATCAAAAAGAACCGTTTTTTTTGCGTGTATTCATTTGAATTAAAAACAGCGGCTGGCGGGAACATCCTGCTTGCGCCGCACCTAAAAAACCCAAAGGCCGATTCTTTAAGCTTTGCACTGAAATCATCCACGTTTAAAACGGCAGCCAGGTGGAAAACCCGGCTTGTGCCGAACCTGGAAAACCCGAAAGCATGCTCACGCAGTTTTTTATGGATGTCCAGCCTTAGTCGATAGACGGGAAAATAAACCAGCCTGTCCAGCCCAAACCGCATCCTGCCAAACACCTTGGCGGGATAGTCCGGCTTGATCAGCGCCCACGATTTTTTCCTGAAGTCCTGTTGCTGCACAATTAGGAACAGCACGGACCATGTGACCGGGCTTCCGATAAAGGAATTCCTGTAACGCGAAAAACCGAGAAAGCCAGGCCTGTAGGGGAAGTAAACGTCCGCAATGGCCAGTTCATACATGGCGGCTATTTTTCGGAGTTCCGCCCGGTTCAGGCGAAGGTTCCACATTGAGTTTAGCTGCAGGCGCCGCTGTACCAGGCTTAGGCCCGGGAAAACGGAATCCAGCAGGACCCGCTCCCAGTCGGCAATCAGTTCCTCCGTTGTCTCGGGAAAACTTTCATCCTGCAATGCCTGAATGCGCTGCCGGAACCTGGCGAGCTCGGGCGCCTTTGCCTTGCAGAAAAGGGACACGTCGCTTCCAGGATCCGCAAACTGCCTGTCCCAATACTCGCCCTGGGGGAACAGCTTCCTGATAGCGCCTTCGTATTCCGCTGTCGAGGCTACTCCCATGACACTTCTCCAAGACAGGGGTATTGCAGGATTGTGGTAGCAATGATTCCCGTCGCGTCGCCGTTGAGCCTGACGGCTGCCTCGGTCAGGATGACGCCGTCGATGATCGCGCTCCGGAGCGCACCCGCCGTGACCTGCACGCCGGGCATCGCGACAAGCTGAAGGAATGCCTGCATTCGCTTTGTCGCCAGCTCCCTGTTTGCCTGCGTGTCTTCAATGGGCAATAACATTACGGCGGGGTTCAGCCTGATTATTTGCGGGGTCTGGACAGTGAAAATAACGGGCGGCGCCACCTCGTTGAGGTATGCCGTTATCTCCGCAATGTTGTCCACCGGGAATACCCCTTCAAGTTGGTTGCCGTTTATGACCTGTATCAAGAGGGCACCGAACACGCCGAAGTTCTTGTATTCCCAGGCAAGGGAGACCTCGGGGCTCGCGTCCCTTGCCCATGCGGCAAAATGGCCCTTTTTCCCGTAACGAACCGGGTTACGGAGCCACAGCAGGACACGCGAGAGGTATTCCTCGTCGCTCTCTGCGTCCGCGCCGCCTATGATGCCTTCCCCAATTACCACGGCCTTTGACTCGACCCCTGGGGGGATTGAGGACATAATGGAGAGTTCCTCGCCGGGGGCAAGGTTGGCGACAATGCCCATGTTCTGGGCCTTGAGCGTTACCGCAACCGTGCCGTCGGCGCCTATCCTGTATGTCTTTTCGGTAAAGTAGCGTTCGCCGGAAGCGGACGCAAAAACAAGCCCGGACGGGATTGGCTTGTTAGGTATCCCTGTCATCAGCGCCTGGCCGGTGGCGGCAATCGCGTACAGCGGCGTTACCCTGCTTGACCAATGCTGGCGAAGGTAGTCGCCTGTAGCGCTGTCGGGAAATATCTGGAGGGCAAGGAAATCAAGGTCCCCCAGGTTCTGGTGAAGTATCCCCGCGTCAACCGCCGCGAAGACCTTGAGAAGGCTGTGGCGCGGCGTCCTGTCGAGGGGCTTGAAAAGGCTGGCATAGTTCGCGTAGACGCGGTCAAGCGTTACCCCCAACGAGTCCCTTTTAAACGGCACTCCAGGCCTCCGATATTATGACGGGGTTCTCGTCGTTCGGGCGATAAAGGGCAACGGCGTAACTAATTTCGTTCTTGCCGGTGCGCTCGGCGGAGCACTCGATTTTGGCGGCGAGGGATGACAGGGCAATCCATTGCAGGCTTTCGAGAACCATCCTCCTGAGCGTCCCCGCTGTCTGGCCGTCCACCTTTCCGTTCTTCCGGAGCAGCCACAGCTCGCTGCCGAAAGCCGGGTCGGCCCACCATGTCCCCTTGTCGGTCCCTATGCTCATTTGGGCCAGCTCGCGGATGTCGTCCCATTGCTCTATTCGCACGGTGTTTGTGCTCATACCTTACCCCGCAAAAACATTTCCCGACCCAGTGGAAACGGAAGACCCGCAGGCGACAGGATCGCCAACCCGCCCTATTTGAAGCCCGTTTGCAAAAACCGTCGAACTCCCGGCCGCCAGCGACGACCCATGAACCCCATGCGGCATCCTTGCGTGTGTGCACATATGCGGGGCCCAGCCGTCCCCCTGCCGGTGTACCGGTATCCTGTTCACAAACACGTCGGGGGATCCCCCCGTGCTGGCCCTGGGCGGGAAACAGTCATGCCCCGTGCACAAATCGCCTTGCCTTGTAACCGCCGCCATGGTCTCTACCTTTAGTTTAAGTCTATGCGTTCCGCGGAAACCTTGAACGTTTTCGCCTTGATGGCATAATCGCCCTTGATCTCGCAGTCGCAATTGCCGCCTATGGTTGTGCTGCTGTTGCCGTCTATGTTGACTATTGCATCCCCTGTGCAATTCACTATGAGATTGCCCTTCTTGCGGGTATAAATTTCCAGGTCGCCGTTTTCCCTTGCGACGATATAGCTGCCTTCCCCTGTGTACAGGGCCGCGTCGCCATCCTCCAGCGCGGGGCGGAACACCGGGTCGTCCTTCATTACGGGGAAAATCTCGAAGTTGTCGAAGTTCCCCCCCTGGCAAAAGACAAGGGCCTTGCCGGCCTTGGCCTTCGCGTAAAAGCCGTAGGGGAACGCCTCGTTCTTCTCTAAAACTTTTCCGTTATGCGTCTTGACCTGGACCCTGTCGTCCTCGCTGTAGCGCCTCTGGAAATCGGACTTGCAGAACAGGTTGCGCAGCTTTGAGACAATCTCTTTAGTATTTCCCATCATAAATAAGCGTCCCTTTTCACGACCGTTATCCTGCTCCCGAAAGAATCGGGGTAAGCCTCGTGTTCAACCTCGGATATGAGGAGCTTAGCATCCAGCGATATCGAGGGTGCTATAACGGGGATTAGTAAGTTGGGCACCCAGAAAATTTCCTTGCCCGCGGTGACAGACCCAAGGCGCTCAATCTGCCCGTCGGTCAGCCCCCACCCGGACGTGGTGATTGTCGCCCTGTTTTCCCTCCTCCTGCGCATCTCGGTCTCGGCCCGGCGCTGGAGCCTTGCCGGGGGGAAATCCGGGTCCGTTATGTCAACCGTGAGAACCCTGCCGCCTGGGCAGGTGTCATCGGTGGCCCACACCTCTTCCCCGCACCCCCTCACGATGTACTCATGGAACTGCTCCGCCCCGTTTTCCGTAAATTCGATTGACTTGATGTTGACCCCCTCCTCCAGCCTGAAGCCCTCGTCGCGCACGGCCCCAGAGACTTCCCAAAAATACAGGTTCCCCGCCTCGTTGCTGGTGAGGATGTACCCCTCGTTGTCCGCCGCGTTTATCAGCTTTACCCAAGGGCTTTCGTTTTCAATCCTGAAATAGTTGATTGGCTGCATCTTGCCGGCTATGGACGGCGGCAGCGCGTGGCACTGTATGCCGAACCTTTTCCCGATTGCGCCGGCAAGGTCCAGGACCGTCATCTCGGCGAAGTCCTCCGACCAGGTGGAGTCGATGATGTCCCGTGCCGGGGAGCGGCCCTTGACGGTAATGCCGTGGTGCGCGTTGTCCGCGCCGCTGGATATCTCGTCAACCAGCACCGTGGTGACGCGGCGGCCGCCGGCGGCCTGCGAGTCCTTTACCAAGGGGTTCGCGTAACGCACCTCTATCTTGTTGTGCCTGCGTACCTTGCCCCTTTCGCTTGACGCGATTTCGACCTCCAGGGTATGGCAGATGTCGTCAAGCGATTTCCTTATCACGATATGCCGCCATACCAGTTCCGCGCCAGTGGTGGCGTTTTTAACGACGATCCTAGACATAAAGCACGCTGCCCTTTACAACGAAGGAATCGGCTATGGGGTTCAGGTCCCGGAGCCTTTCCTCGCCGCAGCCGACATGATGTGCCAGGGACAGGAGCGGCATCGGGGCATGGAGGTAGCGCCTTCTCTCCGCGCTCAAGTCCTTGGCAGACAATACCCTGGACGCGCAAACCCTCACGTTTTCAAGCGCCGCGTATACCGAGGGGTTGCCTTTGTCGATGCTTTCCCAAAGCTTCAGGAACAGCTTCCAGTAGCCCTCCGTTTTTTGGAATGAGAGGTCAAGCCGCGAAAGCAGGGTCCCCGCGGCCGCGAAGGCGGCAATGCGGTACAGGTTTTCAATTGCCTTTTGGGCCATTTCCTGCCGTACCGTAAGCGGGATGCCGCCTAATGCAAAGGTGCTTGCGGAAAGGAACTGCAGCAGAGCGTTCCGCTCGTTGTCGGGGGCTGGCGGCGGGTATGACGATTTTGAGACGGTGCCGGGGGCCACGGGCAGGCCTGGCGCGATGCCGCCCGCAATCCCTGCCGGGCCGGCGGCGGCGCCGTTTGCAATCCCTGCCGTGCCGGGAACGATGGGGGCTATGTCAGGGAAGGAGGGTTTTGGCGCGGCATCCCTGGGGGGAAGGTAAATGGCGGCGCTGTCCCTGGCTTCCTCAAGGCCGGCAATGATGGCGGCGACGGCGGCAAACAATGCCATGGCCAACTGCGCGGGGTAACGGATGGCTTGCGAGACAAGGCTGCTTATGGCGCTTATTTGGGCGGAGATGGCGTTCAGCGTTTTCTGCGCCGCCTGGACGCGGCCAAGCAGGCCCGACAGCTCCGTCTTTATCTGCGCGAACCCCTGTGCAAGGGCGCTGGCCGTGCCGGCCTCGGCGTTATGCGCCATCGCCCCTTCAAAGCCCTCGGTGGCGGCGGTTTCCAGGCCCTCGATGGCGGTCTCCATGCTGCCCCCGTATAAAGAAGCCGCCTGTCCGTAAGCCGGTAGCACGGCGGCGTTCATCCCGGACATGGCGCTTGTGAGCCCGGCGACCGGCACCCCCGCGATGTTCACGCCGGACACTGAGGCTGCCCGTTCGGCAATCGTCACCCCGGCACGCCTGAACGCCAGCGTCACGGTGCACTGGCCCTTTTCGTCCGTGTCCTCGACAACCTTGTAGTCGAGGACCACGATGGGGAAGCGCCCCCAGAACGGGAAGTCGATATGGCCGGGCGTGCTGTCGTCGGTCTTTACGCGCAGAGCCTCAATCAATGCGTTCCTGGTCTGTATGTAATCGGGGCCGCGTATGAAGCCCTCGATATGCAGTTCCTGCGGTTTTTCGTTCAGGGCCTCGTTCGACCACAGGCCGCCGAATGGGTACTCCGCCGTGTCAACGGACTGGCCGCCCGAGAACTCGAATTTCTTCTGCACAAAATGGATGGGCTTCCCCCCCGGCGCCTCGTAGCCGGTAAGCCGGGGGCTGTCCTCGGTGCTCGTCCGCTCGGCCTGCTTCCAGTTGCCGGAATAGGGCGGCGGGAGTGCTGCGTCGAAGCTGCTCATAGCGCCAGGTTCCTCGCATGCCGGGCGTTCCCGGTGTTGCGGATGTCCATGTGGGGGATGCCGTTGTTCTTCACGGCGGCCTGGGCCGTGGGGCGTTCCCCGCTTAGCTCCACTTTCACCACAACCTCGGCGTTGCCGGAGATCTCCGCCTTCGCGGCCTTCGGCGGCCTGATGGAGCTTTGGGTCCTGGTCAGTTGGGGCGGCAGCATGGATTCCGGTATCAATGGCGGGTTGTTAATTCCGGCCTGCGCGCGCCGCGCCAACGGGTCATGGGAAACGGCCTGCCCCCGCCGCTGGATGTCCATCGCGGTTTTTGCCGCCTCCAGTTGCGCGGTGGCCTCGGTGACTTTTTGCTGGGCCTTGGCTATCTCCCTGGGCGTGGACTCCGCCGCCATGTAAAGCCCTTGCACGGCGATGCCGAGGTCTCTCTCCGCCTTGTCAAGCGCGGCCTGGGCCTGCTCCATTCTGGGTTTTGCCTCCGGCTTTTCCGTCGCGGCCCTGGCCGCCTCAAGGCGCGTCTCGGCATCGGCGATGTCCTGGAAGGCCTGCCCTATCTCCCTGCTCGCCCTTTCCGCCGCCTCAAGGAGCGCCCCGGTCTCGCTGACCTTTTGCCGGGCCTGTGCCCACTCCGCGTCCGTCTTCCCCGCGAAGTCCGCCGCGTCGTACATGGCGGCGTCGTGGTCGGTTCGCGCCTTCTCAAGGGAAACCTGGTGAGGCATTGCGTCTAACGCCATGGCCTGCGACCTTTCAAGGCCGTTTCTTGCCGCTTGCATCCGTGCCTTGGCCTCACTTACTTTTTGTTCTGCCTGTTCCCTCGCCTTTGGCGTCGCCTCTGCGGCCAGGTACTGCTCTTGCACGGCGATGCCGAGGTCTTTCTCCGCCTTGTCAAACGCGGCCTTTGCCGCCTCAAGCCCGCGGGATTTCCGGTAGGCGTCCTCCGCCTCCTCGCCTGTCATTCCCATGGTTTCGGCGGCGGCGCCAATGGCGGTGGCGTAGTCGGCCTGCGCCTTCTCAAGCGCGTCCTGGGCTTCCTCCGGGCTCGTTTCCGGCACGGAGGCCTGCGCCGTATCCAAATCGTTCTTTGCCGTTTCCAGCCGCGTCTCGGCCTCGCGGACCTTTTGGCGGGCCTTTTCCATTTCCTTTTCGGTTTTCCCCACGGTGTCGGCCGCGTCGCGTATGGCTGCGGCGTAGTCTGCCTGCGCCCTGTCGAACGCGGCCTTGGCCTTTTCCGGGCTTTGCGCCGACACGGCGGCGCCTATCTTTTCCCCTATCATCCTTCCCAGGGGGCCGCCGAACTGGCCTATTAGGCCGCCGGCCAGCGCCCCGATGACTGTCCCAACGCCGGGGATTATGGAGCCGATGGCCGCGCCCGCAAGGGCGCCCGCGCCTGCCCCGGCCACGGAGCCCGCGTATTCCCCCACCGCGCCGCCCTTTGCCTTCCCCTTTTCTTCCCTGGACAAGTCGCCGTTCTCCTTGATTTCGCCCAACTTTCCTATCATGCCGGGCAGGGCAGCGATTGCCGTAAACGCGGCAGCGCCTGCCCCGGCCATGGCGGCCCCCTTCCAGTTTGGGCTGTTAAGCTTCCACTTGCTTTGCGGGGTTTGGGGTGCGGGGGCCGGCGGCGGCTGTGCGCCCTGGGGCGCAGGGGCCAAGGGGTTCCCGACGCCACCCACGCCCGGCATTGCGGCCGCGCCGATGGGGCTGCCGACGGCCCCGCCCCAGTTGGTGACGTAGACGGGCATGGCCTGCGGCGAGGAAAGGGACTCGGCAACGTTCACTTTCACGTTGCCTGTCCCGCCGGTGAAGTCGCGCAGGGTGTTTATGAATGACAGCGCCCCCGCGCCTATCTTGATGGCGCCGATGGCAATCACGCCGCGCTTTATGGCGTTGAACACCGCCTCGACCCTTTTCGGGTCCTCCGCCATCTTGTTTAAAAAACCCGTTAGGCGCTCAAGCGGCTTGGACAGGTTGCTGTCGGCGAACTTGTTGAATGCCGTCTGCAGGCCCTGCAGGTTGGATTTCAGTGTCCCCGCCATCGTCGCGGCCTTGCTTTGCAGGAGGCCCGTGGTGTCGCCAAGGTTTACCAGGCTGTCGTGCATCCGCTCCCCGTGCGTCATGTAGGCGCGTATCGCCTGCATGGAGGAAGCATTGAATATTCCGCTCAAGTAGTCGGCGTTACGCGCATCTTCGGATTTCTTCGCGATCTCCAGCATGATGTCGTTGAAGTCCCTGAAGCTTTTCGTTGCGGGATCGATAACGTCAATGCCAATGTTTTTTAGTTTCTTGCGTTTGTCGGAATCGGTTAATTCTTCCATTGCCGAGTTAAAGGAGGCTATCGCCTTTTCCGGGCTCTTTGTCCCGGCGCTGATAATCTGCAGCGCGGCGTTGGTCTTTTTTATGTTTTCCGGCGCCGTGCCCAGCCCTTTTGCGTTCAGGGTGGAAAATACCAGCGGCGCCGCCTTCGCGAAGTCGGCTAGGGAAAATGTGCCCTTGCTGGCCTGCGCGGCCATGTCGTCCATGAGCGCGGATATTTGCGTGGACGAGTACTTGAAATTGTGGAATTCGGAAAGCAGTGCGCCTATTGAGTCGCCCGACTCGCCCGTCGCCTGGATGGCGAGCCCAATGTTCCGGATGTTTTCCTCGGCGTATTTGAGGTCGCCGGTCTTGGCCATGACGGCCTCAAGGCCGGAGAGGATGCTCGTGGGGTCGAGCTTCACGTCCGAGGCCTGGGCCGCGTCGTAGATCGCCTGCTTCATGTGGGCGACCTGCTCGGCGGAAGCGTTGGCCGTCAGCCCCATCCGCGCCATGCGGTGGTCAAGATCGATGATGCCTTTCGCCGCGGCCCCCAGGGACAGGGTGACGCCCAGCGCCCCGAGCTTCGCGGCCGTGCCTGATAGCGCCCTGTCAACCTGGTTGCAGGCGCCTATCGTTTTCCCGGCGAAGCCGTTGGACGCCTCGCCGGCCTTGGCCATCCCAGGTGAAAACAGGTCGTTTAGCTTTAGCTCAATCTTTGTCAGCAGGTCGGCCACTGTTATCCCCCGTGTACCGCGTTGTATGCCTCGACGGCTTTTTCGTGCCAGAAGGAGAGCTGCTCCCAGTACATTTCCATGATGGTTTCAAAGCCCATTCCGGGGAGCAGCACAAGGATTTCCGCCGCCATCCCGGCGACGCGGTCCCGGATTTCGTCTAGGCTGACAGGCTCTCCGCCGTTTCCTCCGCTGCCGGTGGGGCCGGAGGGGCCGGAGGGGCCGGTGGCCCCTCCGCGGTAGGGTTTTCGACATAGGGCGCCGCGGTGAAGTACGAGTTCCAGACGCGCTCAAGGTCGTGGCGGAGCACCGCCATGTCCTCGATGTCGATCTGGTCAATCGCGTTTTCGGGCAAGCCCGAGAGGGACGAGAGCAGCGCGGCATCGGCGGCGACCGTGCCGTATGGGCGGTCTCCGACCGCGATGAAGTCCCTCGTCTTGGGCCGTCGGAGGCTAATCTCCTTGACCTCAAGCTCGCCGACCTTGAACGGGTATTTTAGCGCGCGTTTTATGGCCATGCGCTCCCCCTATGCCAGGCGCGGGCTTGTCGCCGCGTTGTACTCGATGTCCATCTCGGCGTCGCCCAGCTCGCCGGGCTCTATCACCCAGGCGTTGGGCATCATGTATTGCTTGCCGCCGGTGGTGTAGATCGTGAGGGTGTCCTCTTCCATGTCGCTAAGCTCCTCTATGCCGAGCCTTCCCGTGGCGTTGAGCTTCAGCTTCAGCGATGCGAAGGTCTGGCTCTCGGTGTAGCCGGTGTGCTCCGGCACCTCGCCAACCTTGGTCTCCCTCTTTATGCCGGCCGGCTTGAAGGTCGCCCCCTTCTCCTGGATGGGCAGCTCCCCGACGGTCGCCGATATTACCCGTTTTACCCTTTCAAGCTTCATGTTTTCCCCCTATTTGAATTGCAGAAGGCCCGCGCCGATGTAGAACTGGCCTATCAGGTTCGGCTGGTGCAGGTACTCAAGCCTGGTCTTGCTGCCCTTCTTGACCTCCACCAGGATGGATTTCTTGTAGTTGTCAAAGTCCTGGCACCACTGCTTTTCCTTGATGAACACCTCGCTGTAAAGCTCGGCAAGGAATGACCGGAACACGCCTGTTGTCATCACCTTTGAGCCGCTCCCGAAGTTTTCCTCGGTGCTGGCCAGCTTCCAGGTCTTGAACCGCTTCCTCGCCTCCTGGTTGATGTAGGTCCGGACCGCGTCCACGGTCTCGGTCACCTGCACGTCAAGGTAGCTGGTGTCCCTGCCGCCGTCGGTGTTTTCGGTGTAGCTGGTGACCAGCCGCTCAACGAGCACGCTGCCCGACGAGTCAAGGCGGTAGGTGGCAATGCCTGCCTCAAGCAGCTTTTGCCTGTCCCAGAAGGGGATGTCCTCGGCCCCGATGAGGCCGGCAATCTTGGTGTCGCAGGTGTTGGCGGCGGGGTCGTCGGCGAGGATCCTGCAGGCGGCCGCGCACCAGGCGGCGGCCCAAACGCAGGGCAGGTCGGGGTTCTTTCCCCTCGGCAGAAGGATTATGTGCGGCGAGTTGACGCCTTCGGCCTTCGCCAGCATTGATCCCGCCTCGGTCTTGCTTCCAAGGTTTCCTGACAGGGCGATGTACATCCTGCCGCCAATCTGCCTCATCGCCTCGTAGCGCGATTCCAGCTCGTCGGCGCTTGCCTTGACGTTAGCCGCGTCGTCGAAGTCGCTCGCGATGAAGTTGTACCGCGTCTCGCCCAGGCCCTTAAGGAAATCCTTGATGTTGGTGACGCCTGTCCCGGCGGTGGCCTGCCCTTCCTCAATGGTTACGCCTGTTGCGGCGGCCTCGATGGCGACGCTGTTGTTGTTACCCACTGTGCCCTTCACGTTGCACATAACCAGCACGGAGTTGCCGGGTTCGACCTCGGCAATGACCGGCAGGGTAAGCTCCGAGTTGATTCTGGCGACGATGGCGGCGGCGACGGCTTCCGCGTCCGCCCCCGCGCTGACCGCGGCGTCAAGGGCCTGTCCGTTGACCGTAATCTTGACGGCCCCTGCCTCGGCGTCGCTTGCGCTGACGTTGAACTTCTTTTTCCAGGCGGTCCCCGCTTCCGGCTCCGGGATGGGAAGCACGTACAGCTCCTCAACCTTGTTGATCGCAAGGAACGTCTCCGCCATGATGGCGGCCGGGCTGCCGTAGCCGAAGAGCTGGTGCGCCTTCGGCCCCGAAAGCACGTTGAGCGGCTTCCCGTCCACGGCTTCCGAGGACGGGAGCTTGTAGCCTATCATCAGTGCCCGCTTGATGTCGCTCTGCGCCCCCGCAAGGGAGCCGTCCACTTCCTGGTATTGTCCGGGGACCAAAAGGTTGGCCGGTATTTGTCTTAGCGGTACTGGCATAAAGCCCTCCTGTGTTCGCGCCTCAGTCGAGGTGCACTTCGTCTTTTACGTTGGCGCCCCCGATCTGGTGCGTCGCGTCGTATCCTTTAAAGTAGTCGAGGTCGTCAAGCGGCACTCCGCCCTCGCCCTCGCTAAGAATTGTCTCCTGGATTTTCCAGTCCCACCTGACGCCCCAGAGGGTCGCGTTGATCTGGTCAAGCGTGGCGGAATACAGGCACTCGGCCTCGATGCCGGTTCCCCCGTCTATGCTCCATTCCGCGTCGATTTCCCTGATGACAGGGATTAAAGCCGAAACGAGTTTCAAGGCCCCGTCGTACAGGCGGTCCTTGCTGTCGGCCCGGTACAGGACCCAGCTTACAAGGCTGACGGTGTGGTCCTTTTCCGTGTAGCGCACGAACGAGGTGAGTATCGCCGGGGTCTGGTTGGCAAGCCGCTTGATCTCGGCCTCGTTGAAAAGGCCTGGGTGCGCCGTTATGTGCAGTTTCTTGTTTTTCGCGAACGCGGCTTTTATCTGCGATACCGCCTCGTCGCGTATGTCCACGAACGTGATTATTTTCATGAAAGGTGCCTCTCCATAAACCTGATAACCTTGTCCTGAAGCTCGTCAATGTTGTCCGTGCTGAGCCCTAAAAACTCGCGTCGCCGCTTGTCGCTGAATGGGCTCTGGTGGTGTACGGCGTATTCCATGGGGGAACCGAACAGAAGGCTGTCGCTTCCTTTTACCTGGTGTTCCAGCGATTGAAGCATGAACCCTTCACGGACAAGGGTGCCGCCTGTTGAAGCGCTATGATTTTTATCGCCTTCTCTCTTGCGTCTCTTGTACGCCTCCGTCAGTTCGTGCCAGGGGTCGCCTTTGGGATCCCGCCCGATGTCAAAACGTTCTTCTGTCTGTTCTCCAAGAACCCCGCCCAGGCTACCCAACAGCCTGCTTGTGTCGCCGCCTGACAGCATAAAGCTGTTCATCTTTTGGGCAAGTTTTTCCAGTTCGCTGGTGTTTACCTCAATGGCGGCGCCCATCAGTACATCCCGCCTTTCTTGAAAAACCTGCCGTCCGTGATGCCCTCGGCGCCGTTCGGCGTGACGACGGCGGATCCCTGCAGGCCCGGCCCTTCAAGGCCCCCCTGGTACTCCTTGTTGATCTTGTTCAGCAGGGCCATGTTGTCGCGGTATTTCTCCCTCGCGTCCTCGCTGCCGGAAACCGAGTCGGTCAGCCGGTACAGCGCGATGTCCGTGCAGATGCTCTCAAGTGCCCCGGCAAACTGCGGGTTGACCGGGTGCGCGATCTCCCCGGTCCCCTTGTCCAGGAGCCAGGGGAGGTTGGCGGTGATGATTCCCGTCGCGTCCCGCAGGGCTATTTCTATTTTCAACATACATGGTTGCTCAATGTCATCAAGCGGCAGTATTACTGACTGTGGGATACGTTCAAGAAATTCTTCTCCGGAAATAAGGGGGATCATTTCTTGCCGTCACCCTCTTTCCCAATCTCTACCCACTTGTCCTTCTTGAGCGCGGCAAGCTGTTCCTCGGTTACCTCGTAGGTTTCCGGCTTTTGGGTAAGGACAAGCCCGGCGCGGCGGTACCGAGGGTACTCGGTCTTGTGCCGCAGGGTGACGGAAACTTTCTTCTTGCTGGCGGAATCGCCCCCTCCCCTGGCGGCCCCAGGGCCGTCCTTTGGGCTCGAAGACTGCCCTGCACCAGGGTCGGGGGTTTCATCCTTATTGTTAAAAAAGGTTTTTTCGGTTTGGGTGTCCTTGTTCGGCTTATCTTCTTTCATCTTATTCCTCCTCCTCCGCCTGGTTGGGCAGGTAGTCCGCCACGATCAGCTCGGCGGTGTGGAAATTCGGGTTCGAGTTCCCGCCGCCGATGAACTGCGTCTCTAGGATGGCGCGGGCCGCAGCCTCGTTGGTGGGGTCAACCACCAGGTGCGTCGGGACAATGCCCATCGGCGAGCCGCCGTCCCGCTTGAAGGTCCGCATCCGCAGGCGGGCGGCCTCGTAGTTGGCGGCGGTGAGTTTTGCCTTTGAAGCGACCGCCTGCTGCCAAAGCCCGTAGCCGAAATTACCCCGGTAGCGGATGCCGTACAGGTACAGGTCCTTCATGAAGACCGTGTCGTTCCTGGTGTCGGTGATTTCCTCGAACTCCGGCGCGGAGCGCTGCTGCAAAATGAGCGGCTTGAGGCTCCCCCGGAGCGACAGGAGGAACCACGCCGTCCCTGTCCCGGCCCCCACGATGTTGGAAACGCCTGTCGCCGTGCCGGTCCCGTCCGCGTTGGGGTAGACCGGGTGGTCCGTGTCGAAGAAGGGCTGGCCGTCAAAGCAGAGGTTGGCAAAGCCGTTGGCAAGGAGGTCGGCGATGTTCTGGTTCAGGAAGCGCTCCACCTCGTCGGCCATTGCCCTCGCGAGCACGGAGTACTGGCCGATGTTGTCGTCCTCGATGTCGGTGCGGCCCACGCCGAGGGTGGCCTCGTGCTTCTTGTTGGCGATCTGGTATGCCGCTTCCGCGATGTCCTTGATAACGCGGTCGCCGATCCATTCGCGCAACTGCGGGAACTGGCCGAGCCAGCCGTAGGTGTTGCTGTTGGTGTTGCTGTTGATGGTGGTCGCGATCTT